ATACAAGACGGAAGCCGCGCTTAAATCCTTCTTCCGATGGCTTATCAACCTTCACGCCATCAGCGTAACGACGCACGCGGTAGTCTGGAGCGCCACCCGTATTAAAATTAATCCAGCCAATCTCGACATTATCAAAGTCAAAAATTGCCTTGAAGCTGCGCGTGATATCAACGTCATTGTTTTCGCCATTCTCACGATCGCGACGTGAGAGGCGACCAGAACGCGCATCATATTTAATGATCGGCAGAAAACTATTGCCTTCGCCGACACTATCAAAAAACCCATCAAAAGCCATTATACTTCTCCACTTTGTGCGATGATCTGGCTCACCGCTTGCCTCTCCCCATAGCGGGGAATCTCGCCATCAAAGCATGCTAGGATGAATGTTTTCCAGCTGCTCAAGAATTTCATCAATTGATTCCATAACTGGAGAAATTCCATAATCCATAAAAATTACAGATTTTGACCATGGATAGTTTTCTTCATCGTCCTCATCTTTAATACAAATATGTTTTACTGATCTTGCTTTAAGCAGTAATTTGCTTAACTCGCCATCAACCATGTGGCTAAGACATAAAAACCCAAATTTATTCCCCGGCATTACTTGCATGCTAAACTCCCCATATTTCAAAAACAGCCTGTCTCGACATTGGATCTTTGAAGTAAAAACTCTCAACGTCTGGCATAACATATCTAGCCAGTTCATGCGGATCTTCGCTTATCGATAAAAACCTTTGGATTGCAAGACCGATTCGCTCCAAAGACGCGACATGTTCAGATACATTATCGACCCGATACGTCGCAGACTTTTTCGGCGTGACATAAGTAACTCTTGGGTCAATCGCATTGCCGCGCGCAGCAGCATAGAGCGCAACCTGTCGCGCATGATTTGTGCTAATTTTACTTGGTAAGGCATGCGTCGTTTTCAGATCTACCAGTATGTTATGGTTCGCCCATTCAATATCATAGAAACCAATAAAGGGGACCGCGATCGAGTCAAAATGATACTCAATCGCACCCTGGGTTGATGTTGGCTGTCCATACGGTCGCAATTCTTTAAGGCCGATTTTAACCATTTCAGGAACTGCGGCTTCTTCTTTGTCTCGGGCAGGATCACCGGATAAAGCGGTAAGTCTCCAGAACTCATCCTTGGCTATCCCTATACACTCTTCATCATTGGCACCCGTTACAAGGCCATGCACAACGCCCTTCTCCGTAGCCGTCCCTCTATGTGCGGCTGCGCCCACCTGGCCTTTTTTCTTTAAACATTTGTCCAAAACAAATGCGGCCTGCGACCCAATGAATAGGTTGCAGGTTGATGGAGACAGATGTTTGATGCCGTGAGCGGTAAAAGGATCGTTGTTCATAAAGCCTCAATATCGATTCGGTCTAGATTTAGCGGCCCGGTAAGCTTCAGTCAATCTATATTTTGTGGCATTGACATTTTTTTAGATTTAGCATTAGCGTTTAAGGCCCGGACCGGGAATCATATGGAGATTGAGATGAAGACAAATTTATATCGGCATTATAATCAAGAAGGGACGCTGCTTTATGTCGGAGTATCTTTATCTGCTGTAAACAGGCTCGCACAACACAGAGAGCATTCCTCATGGTTTGATGAAATAGCTACAGTAAAAATTGAAACATTTGATTCCAGAGATGGAGCTCTAACTGCCGAAACAATAGCGATTAATGAAGAGCGGCCTGTTTATAATATTCATAAAAAAACTAAAGATAAAGGAGAGACTAAATATGAAGCCGCTGAAAGATCTAGAAATGAAGTAACAAGGAAAATTGTTAATTTTGGCATTTTGTATTCCACTCAACAAGTTGCAGACATGTTTTTTACGAACACTAATTCTATTAAACAGCTTATAGAAACTAATAAATTAGGGGCAATTAAAACATATGACAAAATTAAAAATACTAGATTTGGCGCTCGAAGATTTAAAAAATATGTAGTTTCAGGATGGCAGCTTATAGATTTTATTGAATACTCTCAAAAATTTGGAGAATTTCCTTTTGCAAATCAAAATAAGGAATCGGAATGAAATGCATTATGGGCATTGATCCCGGCATAAGCGGCGCAGTAGCATTTTATTTTCCCGATCAACGTGCAGGCATATCGGCATATGATGTTCCTATTGTTGGCAAGGAAATAAATGCATCAGCATTGCATGATTTAATTCATCAATACGCGCCTGACTTAGCCGTTATCGAGATTGTCCATTCTATGCCCAAGCAAGGCGTCGCAAGCAGTTTTAATTTTGGCATGAGTTATGGAATTGCAAAGGGCGTTGTTGGCTCTTTGCATATTCCAACAATAAATGTTGCGCCGACAAAATGGAAAAAGCATTTTGGTTTAACGGCCGACAAAGAACAAGCACGCGCTCTTGCTATTTCAACGTGGCCATTCAGCGAGCACTTTCGCAGGAAGAAAGATAATGGCCGCGCGGAAGCAGCTCTTCTCGCACTGTATGGTGCAAGGATAAACTTATAAAAAATAAGCGCCCATTGCTGGACGCCATAAAGTCTCAAGGGAGGTGTCGTAATGACGAAAGCAAAACGACCATGAATAGATACAGTATTCATTAACATAAATCAATCGATATAAAGGCCCCTCAGCATGTTACCGGAATTTGATTCAGAGTTCGCCTCACCCGCGGACTATGCAAAGCTCTATCGTCAATTAGGCATGCAGGTTGTTCCTGCATACATGCCTAATGAAGCGAAGTCATGGAAACGACCATTCCTGCAAGAATGGAAGCAATACACGCACGAACTTGTATCACAGGAGGTGTTCGATGGATGGTATGGAGCCGCAGGGAAGTATTCCCAAAGAAGTAATATGGGTCTCATTACTGGCGTGTCTCCTGGGCGCATCGTTGTTGTTGATCTCGATACCCATAAAAACCCCAAAGCCCAAATTTGGTGGGACGGGGTTCACACAGACCATAACGCCGGCATCATGTCCGAATGTCCCACTCAGCGAACAGGCGGTGGCGGCTACCAAATGTTTTTCCGTGCGCCTGAAGGATGGAATTGTCCTACCTGTAAAAATAGTGAATTAGGCGTCGACATCCGAGGCGTTGGCGGCTTTGCAATGCTTCCGCCCTCGAAGCACGAATCAGGAAAGCATTACGATTGGTTGACCGACCAAGAGCCGGACACGATCGAAATACCAGAAATGCCAAAGTGGCTATGTGATGAAATAGATTCACTAGGTGCAACTATTACACCTGCAGGCGAGCGAATTAAAACCGCTACGCCCGAAGCCGAGTTCGATGAATGGGGCAAGCGCAAGGACGGCCGCGAAAGCCTGATGCATCGCATGATCTTTCGCAAGGTCATCGATCTCTATCGCGACGCGCCGATCATTCCGACTGAATCAGAGCAAACGACGCACAAGAAGGAATTATTCGAATCATACGTCGAATCTGTCGAGGCCAGGATACATGAGCCTGGCACGCCGAAGCATATGCTGCTCGAGCGTGAAAACCGCGGCATTACGCTTTTCAATCAGAAATGGCGCGCGGCAATCAAGCAGTGGGATACAAAGATCGCCGACGAGGCCGGTAAGCCCCAGCCATATGAGACAAATGAAAGAGTAATCCTCGAAAATTTTACCCAGGATGTTCCGGATATCACAGACGGTGGTGAGGTTCAAAGGCCGCCGGATTTGTTTCGGGTCTGGGACATCGAGGATTTACGAAACATGTCTCCTCCAGTCTGGCTGTGGGAGGGGATCATTGTCGAAGGCGGGTCACACTTTTTCGCAGCAGCTCCAGGCGTCGGCAAGACATTCGTTGGCATGGGCCTCGGCGTCGCCGTAGCAACGGGCATGGATAGCTTTTTAGGCCGGAAGGTCAATACGCATGGCTTGGTGATTTATATCACTACAGAGGGCCTATACGACCATTACAACCGCATCAGCGCATTCGAGGACGAATACGGCGTTAAGCTTGATCGGAAGAACTATATCGTCATCCCTGACGCGTTAAACCTTATGCGTGAGGCCGATCGTTTGCGGCTTATGAAAACGCTCTCCTGGGAAATAAATTATCGATCGAAGGGTAAAGATCCGGCGTTAATAATTTACGATACGATCTCTAAGGTTATTCCTGGAGCAGACGAAAACGGCGCTCCAGAGATGTCGATCTTTAATGATATTAGGACAAAGATCCGGCAGGCGTTCAACTCAGCAGATATCGGCATGCATCACGTCGCCAAAAACGGCGAAGGCGGCATGCGTGGATCGTCAGCCCTGATCGGCGACGGAGATAGCATCATGACGATGGATCGCGAGAAGGGCTCCGACGAGCTCATCATGACTGCCTACAAGATCAAGGCCGCTCCAGATGGCTGGTCGATGACGATCAACATGAAGACCGTCAGCACAGACGGGTTCAAAACGTCGTTGGTCCCAACAATCCAAAAGAGCGACAAGGCGGCCGCAAGGGATGTTGGCTTTGGCAATAAGCAGGAGACAGGCTTCTATTATGCCGGTCCTATCAAGATGCCGATCGAGGAGCGCGACCGCATCCTGGCGTCAATTAAAGAGGATTGGGACGCCAATAAACCATGGTCAATGGCGAGGAATATGAAGCTCGATCCACGTCATGCATACCGTCGATTGCACGCCATAACGAGACGCAAATTAAACGAATCAAATTCATACGCCGTGATAAGTGCGCTCGTTGATTCGGGATTTATTGCCGAGCAAGTGAGAAACAAGGACACAAAAATGAAGGGGCTGAAAATAATTTTTGACCCCCGAAATGTTACGGAAGTAAATTCTAAAAATTCCGGAAGTAGGATAGATACTTCCGGGCCTGAATCTAACGAAAACAATGATTAATATATGCTCCGGAAGTAACATACTTCCGGGCACGGAGATAGCTTGTATACTCCCGTGAGGTTTTACATGATATATCAGCAACTTAGATACGGAAGTAAGTATACGGAAGTAATCCCCCCCCCTTTGGGGAATCCCCCCCGCTCCGCTTCGCGGCTGCGCTGACGCTGCGCCGCTCGCTGCGCTGCCGACGCGCTTGACGGCGGCGGCGGGATAGTGTTAAAACCTAACGGCAATTTGAATTGTTGAATTTTGAAATGATTACTAACCCTCCCCCTGAACTTACTGGCGGCCGGCTTGAGCGATTTATGGCGGTTGTCAAAAACGCGCCAAGAGATCCGTCGTGTGGATGTCTGAAGCTCGGCGAGACGGCGATGCTGCTCATCGAAGCGATTTTTGCTGAACAGAGAACTGTTGATATTGAGATGGAGAAGAGAGATGGCGAAGGAACCGGCATTTGTAATAAATAAAAAAATACACAGACATGCAGGCGGCGACACAATGGGGTCGTCTAATCTTGACGCACCGCCACCAAAGCTCAAGTCGATCCGGCAGGCTCGATTGGATGAAAAGCTGAAAGATGAATTATACGGCGACGCGGCGAAGGCCGCTCGAGCCAAGGTGACGCTGCCAAAGTTCTCCTGGGATAAGGACTAGCGTCATGGCGAAGAAACCGGCGAGGAGACCTCCGACAAAGTCTGACCGCGGCGTCGCAGTTAGTCACTACACACCGATACCTTGGATGGCGACTCCCGGCATGTATATCGCCGGCAGGGCTGCCCTTGATGAGGCGGACGCGCTCGAGGTGCAGTTAGAGCTCAAGTGGGGAAGGGATAGGCTGCGGCTACTCGTTAGCACGGAGCTGAGGGAGAAGTTCGATCGGCAACGCTACCTTACTAGCCAGGCGCGTTGGACAGGCAATCTGGAGGACGTGAAGCGTGAATCAGCTCGTATGGCGAAGGCTTGGGCTGCGCTCGATAAAGCGGCGGAGGCAAACGGCGCGGAAGTTCTTGACCCGGCAATATGGGAGGTATGTCTTGAAGACGGCACAGTGGCAACTGTCGTCAGAGAGCCTCAATTGGCGAATCGCATTCTTGCGGAAGGTCGTAAAATAAACGTCTATACGCTGGACGAAATTGCGCATATTATTTCTGCATTCCCAGAAATAGCGATGGCAAAGAAAGAGTTTCCAGGCGCGACGGTAACGAAGACAAAGACGGCAGTGCAAGATCCACTGGATACGCCAATTGGTCCGCCAACGGCAGAAGGAATATTTGATGCAACTCCGCCAATTGATGGCATTGAAGGGTTCAGTTGGGAAACGGGAGACGACATTCCCTTTTAAGGAATCACGAGGGTAACGCCCGCCGGCCCTGTGGTCGCGAATAAATGGCGAGGTAGTTCAGTTTGGAGTATCTGAGTAACAGAAGCACGCATCGCGTGACAACATGCGTGTAAAGGGGAGGCAGCTGCTTGCTTCTGCGAAGCTCGCAGAGATTTGCAGCTTACCTCCCCTTTTTTTATACTAACTCAATTGAAGATTTAACTCTTACAATTGTAACATTTTTTGCGTCTTTTTCTGAGAACCATCCAGTTTTCTTAAGTTGCTCAATTCTTATATCTGCAAAGAATCGAGCATCCTGTTTTCTTTTAAAGACAGGAGCGTTGATGGCGTCTACATGAGCATCGTCTGGGCGCGCAGTCCAAAGCCTTCTTTTACCCCAGGCAACTGCCCACCCTGTTCCTGAATGTTTTAACATTATGCACCTTCCCTTAATTCTGCTTGCAGGGCGTCTATAAGCCAGTCTTGGGTTAGCTGGCCTTCATCAAGAGCCAACAATAAAAAGGCAACCGTCATCGGAATTGGAAAGTCTCCTTGTCGCCATGCAATTACCTGTCTTGCTGTCACGCCGGATATCGTAGCTAAATCCTTCACTGACAGGTCCTCTTTTTTCATTATCTGTCTGAGCGTTTCCGGCGTCATTTTTTGCAAGTCCCCGAGAGAGTAAAAAGATAATCACGTCATGCTCCGTCCAATTGTAATTGGGTTGACCAATAGGCCTGCTTGTCAATGCGCAAAACACATTCCAGAGTTTAGGATTAACGTCGTAGCAAAGCTGCAAGCTGCCAAAGATAAAGGGGCGTTTCTGATCCATATCAATCTCCGTTATTCAGGCGCATGTTTTGATACGGCAATTTTTTCGCCGTATACTTCGTTTTGATATAATTTATCAGCTACATTCATTGCCTCTGAACGTGTTAAAAATTCATAAACTCTGCCGTCGCTGGTTTGCATTGCATTCCAAACAAATCCATTACCTTGTCTTTTTTTGATCCAAATTTTCCACTTATCCATATCAACCTCCAAAATATCCATAATCAGGGTGGTAAACGGTCATGCCTTCGCCGACGATGTAACGAGCAAGATCTCGTGCAGGGCGGTGGTCCATGGCGAACGAGCCGCCAATCCATTGCCAATCTTCGATGAGCATGTTCAGCTCTTCCTGGACAAATTCTAGAGCCTGCGCAGAAACAGGCTGGAACTGCCACAGGGTGGCCCATTCGCCGGCATGAACGATGAAGTCTGGTTTTACGGTGTTTGTCATATCAATCTCCATATCAATTAATGATTCATATCATAGTGAAGTTTCTTCACTTGTCAACTGTCCCAGGGAACTTGATTCCATTCTGGTAGATTGCAGACGATGTCTTCTGAAAGGATCTCAATTGCACGCGAGATCTTCTTAAACAAAGGATCTTTTGGGATGTCGCCTTCGCTGCATTGGTAACGCAGGCAGTGCAAAGCTTTAACGGCGCTCATTTTTGAGACGTCAACATCGCCAACGCTTTCAAATTTAGGAGCGGGATCATTCTCATTGTAGCGCGCATTAACGGCGCGCATATTTAAATCAAGAAGCTTCTGGCCAACTGATGGGCTATAACCAAAAGCAAGCTTGGCATAAAACAGGCCATACAAGCATCGGTGGATGGTCATGTTGTTGACGACGAAAGCAGACATATCAATCTCCATAAATTTCTAAGTATTGAATAGCGCATCTGTAACCGAGAACTTTGTAGGCGTTATCAGTTAATGTTTTGTAAACCTCGGGTTCAGCGTCAGATATATCCATGTCCATTCGCCAGAATTTTATGAGGCTTTTGAGAAGATCATCAGGATATTCATGAAAGCGATGGTCAGGGATTGGTTTCGTAAGCGGTGCCATATCAATCTCCATCAGGTATAAAGGGGAGGGGCCGGAGCCCCTCACATTAGACGGCTAAGGAAAGCTTTGGCTTGATCTGCAGAGCCGTCGAAGGCTTGCCAATCTTGGTCAGCGCAGCGATCTGGTCAGATGTAGCGCCGAGCTCCTTGAGGAGAGCGATGGCAGCTGCCTTGTCGAGCGTCTCTGCACCCTTCTTGGATACAAGAGCAACGACGCAGGTATCGCCAAGGATCTCTTCCTCGCCGGTAGAAATGATCTCGGCCTTGACGGCGTCGATGCGAGCAGCGAGGTTTTTCTCCTCATACTTGAGAGCAGCGTAGGCATCAGCAAGAGCGGCGGTGTTTGAAGCGTTTGTCATTGTCGTATCTCCGTTTCAATCTCAATCTCAATGATGATATTGATACATGAAGTTTCTTCACCTGTAAACCCCCTTCTATCATTTTTTTTAAAAAAATGTTTTTGTTGCTTCGGAAGGAATGTTGACATGACGCGAGACTTGAGAAAAGTTATAGGACGTGGCGTCTGCACCTTCGGGGCCACGATTAATCGAAATCGAGATGGATACGGAAGTATACAAGCCGCAGACCCTTCAGACACCTGTCTCGAGCTATGTGACTATTGTTGGCACATGGCTAATCACATCATGCAAGGAATAGAAGATGCAGAAGCAGGGAAACAACAATCAGCTGAAAGCTTTGATCGAAAGGATCGAGAAGCTTGAAGAAGAAAAAGCAGAAATCGCAAATGATATTAAGGAAGTTTACCTCGAGGCTAAATCAAGCGGATTTGATTCGAAAATCATTAAAAAGATTATCGCAATGCGCAAGCAGGATGACGCCAAGAGGAAAGAGGAGCAAGCTCTTCTGGCAGTTTATATGGATGCTTTGGGCATGCTGGCGGATACCCCCCTGGGAAAGGCAGCGATGGATAGAGCAACAAATCCAGCCCAAGCAGACGACGAAGACCTAGATTTTTAATCAGTAAACAACGCGCCCTGGATGTGTTATAGTCCAGGGCGTCTCTCTTTTGAGGATCGCGGTTATGAAAGAAATTACAGTGCGGGCGCTTGTTGTGGCAGCGACCTATAGTTGTATCCTGGTAGGATTTTCGTTCCTTGCAGGATGCGCGCCAGCAAAGTATGTCTTCCACTGCACTGTAACGCAACCAGAGAATTGTAATTGAGATGGCAGAAGTAAAGGAAAAGCGGCCCGTTGGTAGGCCGACGCAATACAAACCTGAATATTGTAAGACCATTGTTGACCTCGCAAAGACGGGCGCAGGTATGGTCGAATGGGCGCTTGCTTGCGATGTCGATCGCACGACGTTGTATGATTGGGCGGCCGCACATGAAGATTTTTCCACAGCTCTATCGCGTGCGAAGATGGAAGAGCAGAAATGGTGGGAGCAAGAAGGGCGCTCCGGCATGCGCGCCGAGAAGTTTAACGCGCTCGTTTGGAAGACCAGCATGCAAGCTCGTTTCCGCGACGATTACACAGAGCGCAAGATTAACGAAGTCAGCGGGCCTGATGGCGGCGCAATCAAAACAGAAAGCGTTACGCGCATTGACACGCGTGACTTAGATGAAAGTCAGCGCGAAGCATTGAAGGCGGCGCTGAGTGCCGTCGTGAATAAGTGAACGATAACGGCGACGAGGTAGACGAAGAGATCCAGGCGATTGTCGATGGAACCTCCGCCATATTGCACGTATTATATCAATCGCCAGATTCGCATATAGCAATGCAAACAATGGCGGCCGTTACAGCATGCATCTTGTGTTCCGTCATGAGCTCTGAGCAAGAGGCGAGAGAAGAATTTAGTATGTTTGTCGAGGCGGTCCAGCGTTCTGTTAATCGCGCAAAGAGAGACAATCTTGTTGTTTGGCCTGAAGGGAGCTCGCATTGATCGTCGAGATCTTTGGGACAAAGATCGACGCAGAACAAACGCTCATCGACATCAGCCGCGATGAGTGCGAAGAAAACCTCGTGGAATTTATTCGCCAAGCGTGGCCGATCATAGAACCAGGCGCAGAATATTTTCACAACTGGCACGTCGACATGATCTCCGAATCACTCGAGTCCATAACATATGGCGTCGAGTTTGAAGACGGGACGCATTACAATCGCCTGCTGATTAACGTGCCGCCAGGCATGATGAAATCGCTCCTCACAAATGTTTTCTGGCCTGCTTGGGAGTGGGGCCCAAAGAACATGCCGCACATGCGCTATGTTTGCGCGTCGCACTCGCTCGATCTCGCCATCCGCGATTCAACAAAGATGAGACGCTTAATCGAATCAGAATGGTATCAAGCCCGATGGGGCGATCGCGTAAAAATAACCAAAGACCAAAATCAGAAGACAAAGTTTGAAACGACTGCAACAGGCTTCAGGCAGGCAGTCGCGGCCGGCTCCATCACTGGCGCTCGTGGCGACAGAGTAATCATCGACGATCCCCTCAGCGTTGACGACGCTTCGTCTGAGGCGGTTCGCAACAGCCGCAAGGAATGGTTTCTCGAATCAGTTCCGACGCGTCTTAACAAGCCTATGGAATCGGCAATCATCGTCATCATGCAGCGCCTGCATGAGGAAGACACAAGCGGCATTATCCTGAGTAAGGGATTGGGTTATGACCATATCATGCTTCCGATGCGCTACGACCCGGGGCGAGCATTCGCAACTATGCTCGGCCTCGAAGACCCGCGAAAAGAAGAAGGCGAGCTTCTTTTTCCGGATCGTTTTCCCGAGGCTGTCGTCGATCGGGATGAAAACGCTATGGGACCCTATGCAACCGCAGGTCAGTTCCAGCAATCGCCAGAGCCAAGAGGCGGCGGCGTCCTCAAGCGCGATTGGTGGCAAAAGTGGGAGCAGCCGTCATACCCTCCATTTGATTATGTGATTGCCGCGGTCGACACCGCCTACACAACCAAAAGCGAAAATGACCCGAGCGCCATGACAGTATGGGGCGTTTGGAAAGGCGGCGACCAAACTGCCGTCGTTACCCGCTCGCCTGGGGCAGATGGGCAGATGGCCATCCTTAATCGCCAATACAAAGAGGAGCACCCAAAATGCATGCTGATGTATGCATGGGCCGAGCGCCTCGAGCTGCATGAGCTCATTGCCAAAGTTCAGGAGACGATGGACGATTACGGCGTCGACAAGCTCCTGATCGAGAATAAAGCCAGCGGCATCAGCGTGGCGCAAGAGATCCGCCGCGTCTATGGATACGATGAGTTCGCCGTCCAGCTGGTCGACCCGAAGGGCCTGGACAAGTTGGCGCGCCTTTACTCGATCCAGCATATATTTGCAGAAGGCCTGATCTATGCGCCCGAGCGACCATGGGCCGAGATGGTCATCAACCAGGCTGCGCAGTTCCCGCGTGGCAAGCACGACGACCTTGTCGATACTACGTCAATGGCGTTAAAACATTTGCGCGAGATCGGCCTATTAGTCCGCGGTGCTGAGTTCACAGCCGGCCTCGATGAAGGTAGAATGCACACCGGCCAGCAAGAGCAGCCGCTTTATCCAATTTAATCGGGATCAAAATGATTTATGCAAACGCTGTCGTCGATGTGATCGATGCCCCTCCAGCTCATGGCCACGGCCTTGGCTTGTTCAAAGTAACGGTCTGGGGGAAGGAACCGCACGACTATGTGCGCGTCTATGAGATCCGCGGCAAAGATGATAATATGGCGGCCCGCGAAGGCCTTGAGCGTTTCGTTGAAGATATTACGCGCCTTTTGGAAGGCAAAGGGAACTGATCATGCCAATGACACCGGGGCTTTCTCCTTCAATTCGTCAGCATCAGGAGGAGCCAGCCGGCGGCCTCGGCGGCCTTGAAGATATTCTTGTTGAGATCGAGCAGGGCCACGACAAGCCTGAGACGGACGACAAGGGCAACATCCTGCGTATCGAGCATGATGATGGCTCCGTCAGCGTATCGCTTGACGGGCAGCCCGTTGAGAGCGCCTGCAGCGCCGACAATCCAGAAGGATGGTTCAACAATCTTGTCGATGAAATTGATCAAGGCGAGCTGGCGGCAATCGCAGACGATATGCTGCGCGGCATTGAAGACGATTTAACAAGCCGCCAAGATTGGATTGAAGATCGCGCGCAAGGCATCAAGCTTCTCGGATTAAAGATCGAGATACCTGGCTTGCAAGGCGCAAGCGATGGCGCTCCTGTCGAAGGCATGTCGAAAGTTCGCCATCCGCTTCTGCTCGAAGCTGTATTGCGCTTTCAAGCGAATGCGCGCAGCGAGCTGTTGCCGACAGATGGACCTGTAAAAGTAAGAACGGAATCAGACGATGACACAGTCGCAGAAGACGAACTTGCGGACGCTCTCCAAGCCGATCTCAATCACTATCTCACAGCCATTGCTCGGGAATACTATCCCGACACAGATCGTATGCTCTTCATGCTCGGATTTGGCGGAACAGCATTTAAGAAAATCTATTTTTGTCCTCTCAGAGGAAGACCAGTTAGCGAGTCCGTTGATGCGGACGATCTCATCGTCAATAACGCCGCGACAGATTTAACGACCGCGAAGCGCATAACGCATCGCGTTTACTTGCGCCCAAGCACTGTGAAGCGTTTGCAGATCCTTGGCGTTTATCGCGACATTGATCTTGGCACGCCTTCGTATGAGGGCAAAGATTCTGTGCAGCGCGAGAAGGCAGATCAGCAAGGCATTTCTGCAGAGGCGCGCAATCCAGACGATCGCGATCGCGAAATATATGAAGTATATTGCGAGCTCGATATTCATGGCTTCGAACACAAATACAAAGGGAAGGTAACAGGTCTCGAGATCCCGTATCGCGTGACTATTGATAAAAGCTCGAGGGAGGTTCTCTCCATTGTGAGGAACTACGATGAGCCAACGGGAGAAGAGGGCAACGAGCTGCCTGAAGCTCGCATCAATTTCGTCAAGTATCAGTTTGTTCCTGGTATGGGTTTTTACGATATTGGTCTACTTCATATTCTGGGTAATACCACAAACGCGGTTACTGCCGCGTGGCGCGAAATGCTCGACGCCGGCATGTATGCGAACTTCCCCGGCTTTCTTATGGCAGATACTGGCGCGCGTCAGAACACGAATATATTCCGCGTTCCGCCAGGCGGCGGCGCGCTTGTGAAGACAGGCGGCATGCCAATCAATCAAGCCGTAATGCCATTACCATATAAAGAGCCTGGTCAGGCTTTGATGAACCTTGTCTTGAACATGGTTGAGACTGGGCAACGCGTTGGCACAACGAGCGAGTTGCAAGTTGGCGAAGGTCGGGCCGATGCGCCGGTCGGAACAACGCTTGCGTTGATTGACCAAGCAACGAAGATCCTAAACGCCGTGCATAAACGCTTGCATACTGCGCAAGCAGAAGAATTTCAATTGCTGGTTCGTTGCTTCCGCGAACACCCGGATTCGTTTTGGGGCAGAAACAAAAAACCAAAACGTCAGTGGGATGAAGCAACCTTTATTGAAGCAATTAATAAGTGCGATCTTGTCCCGCAGGCAGACCCAAACACTGCAAGCCAGACGCAACGCCTGATGAAGGTGATGGCGTTGAAGCAGCTGCAGGCTTCTAATCCTGCAATGTATGACGCGAAGGCAATTGACCTTGCCGCGATGAAGGCAATTGGCTGGAGCAATCCAGAGCAGTTCCTTGCGCCGCCCGAGCAGGCTGGCCAGATCCCGCCAGAGATGCAGAAGGTCATGGAAGAGATCAAGATCCTCAAGCAGGAAGCCGACGCAAAGAGCATGGTCGCGCAAGCTTCTGTTCAAGCGGCTCAAGCCGAAGGCGAGTCGCGCATGATGGATTCGCAGACAAAGCAAATGATGGCGCAGGCAAAGATGATCGAGGCGCAGGCAAAAGCCGGCGGCGAAGATGGCCAGTTCCGCAACGTCGACGCAGAAGCGAAGATGATGGATGCGGAGACGCGCCGGCAGGAGCTCGAGCTCAAGGCCATGAAGATGAACGTCGACGTGCATAAGCTGCGCGAAGATTCGGAGCATCGCGAAGCGGACCGCATTATTGATTCGCATCATAAGTCAGCCGATCGTCAAAGCCGCAATGCTTTAGAGATTGCTCGGTCATTAGGTAATCAAGGCGCGCAGGAGACTGAATAATGGGCAGCATAATTGACCGCGCACTTGACATCATCAACGATCATTTAAAAGACCAGACGTCTTCGTTTCAAGTTGCATCGCCACTTGCTGCTGGCAAGAGCATGGCGCGTGGTGGAGAAGTTTTGCAGGACGAATATCCAACGCATTATTTGCCAGAAGTTGGGCGGCAGGTGATGGCTGCTGGGGGCAACCCTGTAGAAAGCGGTTTAAACGTCGCTCGCTCAATTCCTACAGAAGGCGCTACGATACCAGGACCAATAGCGCCAAGGCCTCCTGTAAGCCCGTTTGAGGGCCGCGTTCAGTCGCCTAAACTTGCCGAAACATTTGCCAAAGAAAATATCCCTGGCGTTGTTGTATCGCCAAAGCCAGGAAAAGGCAGCGGGCCTCGCGTTACGCCTGAAGCCAAGGTTCCTTATGAGCAGCCTGAATATGAAGGCTACGGCGCTCAAGGCGAACGTCCCACATCAGATATTGAGTTCTCTCCATCTACGCCGGCAATAGCAGGAACGGCATTGCCGCCTCCTGTCCAACATCCTTTGCAGAATGAACCAAGACTGCAGAATGTTAGCGATCGGGCTCAAGGAATTTTAAAGAGCAAGGGCTTTAAAGATTTAGTGAAGGATCATGTCGGGCTTGATCCAGCAAAATTAAGATTTACGTCGATCCTGGGGACGTTTAACCAGCAGGCTGAGCCTTCATTCGTTGTTGAACATCCGGATATGCAGCCAGAGCATGCTGAAAAGTTGGCGCATATGCTTGGCTTTGGGTTCCAGCAAGACCAGACAATTCACGTCCGGCATAACCCAGACATATCGGACGAAGAACATATCCCTGCCGTATTGATTGGCAACAAAGGAAGCAGGGCTCTTTCTCAAACGCACATTGATAAGCTTATGGATGCAGCCAGCCAGGAAGGTTTAGATTTTTCTTTAACAAAAGATAAAAAAGCTGCGAAATTTCTTCACTTTGGTGGAGAAGAGAGATATGATGACTTCGCCGATAAGATTGACCGCATATCGAAATCTACTGGCTTAAACGACATATATCTTGCGCGGTCAAAAGGAGATGCAATCGATGCGAAAGACTACCTCAGTGGCATATTCGGAAAAGGTGGCCAAGGAACGGGGCTGGAAGATAGCTCCCAAAGATCACCCGATTTATTCGGAAGGATCGTCGATCATGTTCTTGCGCCATACGCCAAAGCGGTCGCAGGAGAGGGATACCGCCTCTCACCAGAGCGCCTCAAAGAAACATTTGGATTAACAGACGACGAGACCGACAAGGTTAGATCGGCTCTTTATCCAACAAAGAAATCGGGGGACCGGACCACGGTCCCTCTTATGACTGGCGAAGAAGAATTAGACATCCGGCCTACCGGGGATCGTGGTAAGGCAAGAGTTAATGATGCCCTTTATGCGCTGCAAAACCGCGCATCAGAAAAGGGAATGATAGATCCCGACGATCATAGCGATCAGGCAAAAAAATTAATTGCCAGCGATATTGCTGACGAAGTGAAGTATCACGTCGATAATTCCGATAAGTCAGCTATAGGTTGGTATGATGCTGCTTTGAAAAAAGCAAAAGGTTTATATCATCAAATCTTTCCTGAATTAAAAACAGATAAAGATAAGGAAATGCTTTTCGACGCCATACTTGGCATAACGTCGCAGGGCAATGACGTTCATTCCAATTCAATATTTGCCGCGCGTATGTATGACAAGATTCGCAATGAAGGGAAATCTATTCCTGAAGCGGTAAAGGATCTAAGCGGCGGCTTTGGCGCACAGACAAAAGCTATTGAAGGCAATTTGATGAAGCTTCATCATTTGCTTGATCAAAATGGCTATGAACGCATGCGGGATCTTTTTAATCAAAAGAAAAGTGTTAGCGAATGGAACAAGATTCTTCGCGAAGATCCGACGTTAAAAGTTCCCGGTCAAGAACAGCTCACGATGAAGGGAGCTGGAGACCAGAAGATTACAGGTTGGATGGTGTTTGGACCAAAAATTGGTTCGTTCATTAACAATCTTCACGGCGATTATTCAACACTGACGGCAGATCTTTGGTTTAGCCGGACGTGGAATAGATTGCTTGGCCATAATTTTATCCATTCACCAATTGCCGAGCAAAAACAATATCAGGATTTTAAAGACGCAGTAAAAGCAGAATTTCTGCATCATAATGGGTTACCGCATGAGCAGTATGCCGGTAAGACGACTAACGGCCAATACAATCGAGACGCTTCAGGAAATGTTAAACCGTGGACTTTCGGCAATGATATGCAAGATATGTCTCATGACGATTTTGATAAACTTATAAATAATCCTGAAAGCATGCAGGAATTGGCCAGTAAATTATATAAAGCTTATAAGGATGGTGGATTCAAAGATAAATCAGATATTCGCCGACGCGCAAAGAACTGGATGGAAAATCGCGATTTACCTGTTGCCGCTCCACGCGGTGATAAGGAACGTGATTTCCAACAAAATACAGTAGAAGAAGCAAAGAGAGTTCTTAAAAAGAAATATGGTTTGGACATTAGCGTTGCAGATATTCAAGCGGCTCTTTGGTTTCATGAGAAAGAATTATTTAGCAAGCTTGGCGTTGCTCCGGAGCGCGCGCAGCCGGCAGACTATGAAGACGCTGCTAGAAACGCGATGGAAACAATCAAGAAAGGCGAGCTATATCGCGTAAAGTCAAGAGAGAAAAAACCTGCAAAAGCCTACGGTGGCGCTATCAACCCGGTCGAGCTTAGATATGACGATCTTGAGGATCAGGCGCGTCGTCTGATATTATGGTCGTATGCTGCGGCACCGCTTGTTCGTCCACTTTCTCGCGCTGAGGGCGGCGCAGTTGATGATCCTGTTAATAAAGCTCTCGATATTGTTGGGGCGGGATCGTCGCCGACGTCGGCTGTAGATACAGCCCGCAACCTGACGCCAATGGGTTTTTACAGCGCCGCAGCTGAGGCGGCCAGCAAAATACCTCAGCGAGCTCCCATCGATCAGATCATTAACAAGATCAAAGGGCAGCCCAATGTCAAAGCAGCGGAGCTTGATAATGCTAATCTTGCAGACGCATTTGCTGGACAGAGGAGCGTGGACCCGAAGGAAGTTGCGCGGCATCTACAAGAGAATGTTCCTCAAATAAAAGAGCGAGTTTATGGTGGCAAGCCGCCGATCCAGTATGAACCAAAAGCATTATTGGAAAGACCTAAAGGTTTTGAAGACGCTGATGATGTTTATGAGGTCGGGCCGTATGGGAAGCCTCCTCATTTAATCAGCGTAAAAACAAATTATGATTCTGTTATGCCGCATCAATATGCTGTGCATGGTCCATCAGGATTTCATTCAACATATTTTACGTTAGCTGATGCAGTTGAGCATGCAAACAATAGCATCAACAATATTGAGCAGCCTTTATATAAAGAATATACTGTTCCCGGTGGTGAAAACTATCGCGAAGTTGTAATGGCTTTGCCTCAGCAGGGAGGAACAAAAGCTCAATTTCGCGTAACAGGTGCGCTTCCTGATATCTTTGATAGCAAAGAAGAAGCAGAAAGTTATATTCAGGAATTGCGTCAAAAGGCTGAGAGAAACCCCAATATTGCGCACAAGCTTGATAGATTTCCAATGAATATTGTTACAGAAAATAAGCCTATCAACGAACCATATAAATCTTCTCATTGGATGGGTATTCCAAATCCTCTTGCTCATCTCCGTATGTCTGATCGCGATAATGGCAAGACATTGCATCTTGAAGAGCTGCAAAGCGATTGGGGACAAGAGGGAAGGAAAAAGGGATTTTATGATCCGAATAGACCAGAAGAAAAATCTATTATAGGGCAAATGTCTAGAGATGTATCTTCTGCGGTTCCATCAGGCCCTTACGTCACTGACACCAACCAATGGGTCGACCTTGGCTTGAAGCGTGCATTGATGGAGGCTGCAAAAGGCGGTTATGATAAGCTGGTTTGGACGCCGGGTAACGAGCAAGCAAAAAGATATGATCTTAGCAGAAAATTAAGCGCCGTTCATTGGTCTCCAGATTCAAATCATTTGCATGCATTAGATCATGATGGCTATGCGGTATTTAATCAGAAAGTTGATCAAAAGGATCTTCCTGATGTAATTGGAAAAGACCTTGCCAATAAGCTTGTTTCTACCAAGCCATTGCCTAATACGCAGAATGTTGAGGGCGATACGGTGCATTCATTAATCGGCGGCGATCTACAAGTCGGCGGCGAAGGAATGAAATCCTTCTATGATAAGCTTTTGCCGCAGCGTCTCAGCAAGCTTGTTTCGCAATATGATAAAGATGCAAAAGTTGCTCCGCATTCTCATTCACTAAAAGGAGAGGATGGCGAAGTAAAAGCCCACTCCATCGAGATCACCCCCAAGCTGCGTGCCGCAATCCTCAAAGGGCTGCCCGCGTTTAAATCTGGCGGCGATGTTGGCGAAAGCCCTATAATTGATCACGCCTTTAAGGTATTATCGAAACTTCCGCGATAAAGCGGACACGGGGACGCCCGTAAATCTGGCCGGAGAATGAAATGTCTGAATATTCTGCGAAAACACTTAGGGAGAAGGCGAAAGCAAAAGCTCGCGCGCTTGCCAATCCTGGTAACTATGCCAAAGACCAAGAAGTCTCGAGCGCAGACTGGTCGCCAGCGCCTCCTCTCAGGACAGAGATGAAGACCGGCGCGCGTCCAATTATGAAGCCATCGGCGAAGGGCACAGGCGAGTCATACGCTGCCCGCGACACGAAAGCGGCCATTGGCAAGGACATGAAGCGCGGCGCATTCAAGGCCGGCGGCGCTGTAAAGCGTAAAGACGGCGGCTCGGTTCCTTCCGCTGCTGAAACAGAAGACACCAAAGCGCGACTTGGCTCGATGAAGATTAAGCCTGTTCGTGGCGCTGCCCAGCACTACAAGAAGGGCGGCAAGATCAAGAAAGCCGGCGGTGGAACGCTTGATGATAGTAGATATGGGGCTTTGCAAAAAGTTTTAGGTCCTTCTAACGTTGGCAATAGAAAAATTGCAGATTTTAGACAAGCTGCAGATATTGCAAGAGGAATGGGGCCGTCGTCATCTGAAAATGAGCCAATGCCGGCAGAGGGAAGCCTTTATAAAAAAGGTGGAAAAATAAAACGAGCGGCTGGCGGCAAGATCAAGAAAGCCGGCGGTGGCAGCTTCCTCGAGAAGATGGTTGGCGGTTCGGAGAGAGAGAAACAAGCTCGATCCATGCGCGATGTCGGCAAGTCAGGAACAGCGAATTATACGCAGGAAGATAAAGGCGCTCTTAATCGCGCTCTTAGGGGCGACGATGCGCTTCCCGCAGCTGGTGAGGCTGCTGAACGTTCTGGCAAGTATCAAAACTACAAGAAGGGCGGCCGCACGGCTAAAGCGACCGGTGGCGGCTTATTTGGCGCGTTGAAGGGCGCAGCCAAGAAAGTATCCAAGAAGGGCGGCAAGACAGACATTAACATTGTCATCAATGCTGGCAAGTCTGAGCCGCGTCATCCTGAAGCAGCAATGCGTCGTCCGGCTCCAGACATGGTTCCTCCTCCTCCTCCAATGGATGTTGGCGCTGCTGCGCCTGCTATGCCTCCTATGGGCCCTCCTGGTGCTGGTCCTATGCTGCCTCCAGGTCTGCCAATTGGTCGCAAGGCTGGTGGTCGAATCACCAAGGTTGCAAAGTCCTATAAGGACATGCAGGCTGGCTCTGGAAGCGGCGAGGGCCGTTTGCAAAAGACGGATATTGCCAAGCTTCATAAAGACGCACCTGCTCGCAAAGCGGGCGGTCGGATCAGCAGGGTTGCCAAATCATATAAAGATATGACAGCTGGCGCTGCTTCTGGCGAAGGTCGTTTGCAGAAAGAAGATATCGCGAAAGCGAAAAAAGGTCGCGGAAGGTAACTGAAGCGATAGGGGGTGGCTGTCCCCTTCTCTAAGGCCACCCCCGTTATTACATAGAGAAGGCCAGTTAGAAGGGGCTGGATATATGGCGCTTACAACAGTGCAAGCATACCAACGCGAGTTGGAAATTATTATTGCGATTGAGATTGAAAGATTGATTGAGCCAATGGCCAACGGTTTCATCGAAACGCATGAAGAATATAAGAGTCAATCTGGCAAGATTGCCGGATTAAAAGCTGCGCTCGATTTGATGCGAGAAGCAGATCGTGTTTGTGCAGAGAAGTATCGATAAGAAGGGGAAAATAATGCCACCAATGATTATGGAACATGAGTCAGATCCAAAGCAAAAACTGCTTGCTGACATAGGTGATTTGTCAGATGTTGAGATCTTTAATAATCAGATCTTGGTTGCGGTCTATATTAGACCAACAAAAACCAAGAGCGGTTTGTATCTAACCGACAAATATGCCGACGAAGATCGATATCAGGGCAAAGTTGGCCTGCTTGTAAAGATGGGGCCTGCTGCATTTCAAGATGACAGCGGCCAATGGTTCAACAACGAGAGCTTTAGTTTGCATGATTGGCTTGTTTTCAGGCCTTCTGACGGCTGGAGCATCACGGTGAACGGTGTTTTGTGCCGCATGCTGTCGGATACGCAGATTAAAATGCGCATTCAGTCTCCAGATGCTGCATGGTAAGGAGAAACCCAATGGCTGATGATGAAAATGGTATTGATGTTGTGCTTGAAGAGACGAAAAAAGCTGATGATAGCGCACCTGAAATAGAAATCGTTGATGAAAAAGTAGAAAAACATGCAAAGAAAGAGGAAAAGCCAGAGGTTTCCCCTGAAGAAGGCATTCTTGAGCTTAAAAAGAACCTTGAACGCGAGAAAACAGCGCGATTAGAGGCGGAAAAGCGAGCCCAGGAAGCATATTATCAAGCGCATCAGGCGAATGCAGATAAAACCGAGTCTGATTATCAGCTGGTCGTCAATGCAATTGAAACGGTAAACACTAGAAATGAGCAATTAAAGAATGCTTATGCGGATGCAATGTCTGCGCAGGATTATTCTCGAGCTGCAGAAGTTCAATTAGCTCTTAGCGCCAATGCGCAGCAGCTATCTGAGCTGAAGAAGGGCGAGAAAGCCATGAAGGCGCAGAAAGAGGCTGCCGAAAAGGCTCCTCCGCCTGCACAACAAGGCGATCTTATCGATCAGCTCTTGCCAGATGTTTCTGCCCGGTCTGCTGCTTGGTTAAAAGAGACAAGAGAGCATTTTAGAAACGCGAAAGATATTCGTAAAATGTTTCGCGCCCATGAAGATGCGATCGATGATGGCATTCGTGCTGATTCGGATGAATATTTTGAGTATATCGAGACGCGTCTTGGCATACGCAAAAATATGGATGAGCGCGAAACGCATACGTCTGCAGAAAGCCCGATGTCTGCAGCTGCGGCTCCTAAGAGAGCTGTGCAACCATCGCCTGCGCCTGTCTCTCGTGGATCTTCCAGGCCTAACGTCATGCGGCTATCTGCAGCCGAGGCCGAAACGGCTTCTGCTCTTGGCATGACGCCGGAAGAATACGCGAAGAACAAGTCTCTGCTCCAGAAAGAAGGCCGCTACGGTCATTAAGGATTGACAATGGAACCTATCAATACAAGCCGCCGGGGCGGTAAATTTACAAATGCAGCCAAGAGCATCGAAGCTGTAGAAGAAGCGCCATTGCGGCCTCAGCTACGTGAAGAAGATTCACGCGCAACGGCTGCCAAGCGCGCAGCCCAGCTGCGTGAGCATCTTGGCGACGTGGTAGACGCGCAAGATGATTTCTACATCCCGCTGGATGAAATCCCTGATGGCTGGACGTATGAATGGAAGCGGCACACCATTTACGGCCAGGAAGATCCTGCATATCAGATCCAGCTGGCTCGAGCTGGCTGGGAGCCTGTGCCTGTCGCGCGCCATCCCTGGATGATGCCAAACAATACATCGACGCAGACGATTTTGCGTAAAGGCATGATCCTGATGCAATGCCCGACGGAGATTATTGATGAGCGCCGCGCGTCTGACTTACGCAAAGCACGCATGCAGGTAAGGGCAAAAGAGCAGCAAATTGCTGGCACGCCTGACGGCACGATGACCCGTGACGACGCTCGCGTTAAGCCAAACATTAAGAAATCATATGAAGCTATGCCGATCCCTGAGAAGTAATTTCTCTATAAATAAATGCGTTTCAAGGGGTCGGTTTGCCGGCCCCTTTACTTTTGTGCCTTGTCAAGCGATAATATACATAAGCTTTTAATAGCTCGAGCTCCCCCGGCGTGGAGCATTAACAATCTTCCGGTTCTAAATTCGCCCCGGCGCGCGATGATGAGCCTCCTATATAAGGAGAACCCGTCATGGCGAATACGTTTGCGCCTTTCGGTTTTCGTCAGTATAGCGGGAACGGTTCTGCCCCGACCTACGAACAGGTCGAGATGCTTATCGCTTCTAACTATACGACGCCTATTTTCTACGGTGATGCCGTCCTTCAGGACACCAATGGCACGATCACACGCGCGGGTGACGCGCCGACGACGCAGCTTGCCGGTGTTTTCCAGGGCTGCAAATATCTTTCAGTCGCCCAGAAGCGAACTGTTTGGTCGAACTTTTGGCCAGGTTCAGACAACAATGGCGTTGTCTATGCCTACGTCGTAAACGATCCAAACGCTCGTTTTCTTGTCCAAGCTGGTAGCACCACTAACGTGACGCAAACTGGCGTTGGCGCTTCGATCTCGCTTGCTGGCGGGTCAAGCGGCAATACTTCAAACGGCATCTCTGGCATGTATGTTGAAACGCTTGGAACGTCTTCGACGGCTCCTTTCCGCGTCATCAGTCTTGTCACTGATCCACCAGGCTCGAATGGCACTGATACGGCCTCGAACGCCAACTACGTTATCGTTGGCTTCTTGAACGTCTCAACCAAGACGCTTGTCACAATCTAAGGAGTAAGGACCAATGGCTGTTAATCTCTCTGCCATCAAAGACCTTCTCCTCCCCGGTCTCCGCGGGATTGAAGGCAAGTATGAGATGATCCCATCTCAATACGACAAGATCTTCACGAAACACGATTCCAAAATGGCGCTCGAGCGCACTGCGGAAATGCGTTTCTTGGGTCTTGCTCAGTTAAAGACCGAAGGTGCGCAGACGGCGTTTGATAACGCTGCCGGCGAGCGTTACGTTTATAACCAAGAGCATACTGAAATTGCTCTCGGCTATTCGATTACGCGCAAGGCAATCGACGACAATCTGTATAAATCACAGTTTATGCCGTCAAACCTTGGCCTGATTGAGTCTTTCCAGCAGACGAAAGAAATCTACGGCGCGAACGTGTTGAACACGGCCACGACGTATAATGCTTCTGTCGGCGGTGACGGCGTTGCTCTTATTGCAACGAACCATCCGATCGATGGCGGCACGATTGCAAATCGTCCTGCAGTGGATGTTGACCTCAACGAAAGCACGCTGCTCAACGCAATGATTTCGATCAGAACAAACTTCAAAGACCAAGCAGGTCTGAAGGTGTTTGCTCGCGGTCGTCGTCTTGTTGTTCCGCCTGCTCTCGAGCCAACTGCAATTCGTCTGACGAAGACCGAATTGCGCCCAGGCACTGCGGATAATGACGTCAATGCTATCATGATGACTGCTGGCGGCTTGCCAGAAGGCTACATGGTCAACGATTATCTGACGTCTGCTTCTGCTTGGTTCTTGCTGACGAACATTGACGGTCTCTCCTACATGGAGCGCGTTAAGTTCGAGAGCGATATGCAAGTCGATTTCGTAACCGATAACCTCCTTGTTAAAGGTTATGAACGCTACAGCTTCGGGTACTATAACTGGAGATCAATCTTCGGTTCGTTCCCAACATAAAATAGCAATGAAAAGCGGGCTCAATAGCGAGTCCGCTTTTCACCTTGGAACATCATTTACGTCGACCGGCCAAGCGGACGCTGCACAGACGACGTAATTAAACCTTGTGCAGAAGGAGTAATTTAAATGGGAATTACAACTTTTACCGGCCCAATAAAGGCCGGCAATGTTCTCAATACGACTGGCACAACTGCCGGAACGGTTAAGAATGTTGGTTTCGTCGCGATGGCTCAAACCGCTCCTATTACACAGGCTGGCAGTTTGACTGCGTATAAAACGAGCATCGTCATTCCAGCGTATAGCCATATCCTTAACATTCAATTTTTGGTTACGACTGGATGGGCTGCAACTGCAACGATCAGCATTGGAACGTCTGCAACGGCGACTGAGCTTGTCGTTGGCCAAAGCCTTGCAACGGTTGGTCAGGTTTCTGCCGGTCCGGGAACAGATGCGACACGCACAGCCAATTGGTCGAATGTTGGCGCGTCTGATGTGATCATTTACGCCTTGTCTGCTGCCAGTGGCGCACCTGTTGGCGTTGGCGATCTTATCGTCCGTTATATTCAAGCTGAAAACGCCTAATAGGAGGCCATGATGGGTGCTTACACAAGAACTGATAGTAAAAAAGTAGAAGGTGCTAAGATTTCTTCACGCAAATCTGGCACTGAAGAAGATACTTTTGACGCGAAAGACGGCTTCAAAAAAGGCGGCGGCTGCATGAAAAAAGGCGGAAAAGTAATGTCGTCTGCTGCTGCTGGCAAGAAGCCTGCTCGCGCTTCTGGCGGCGGCGTATTTTCGTCAGCAAAACCTGGCACGCCACGCGGTAAGGCATCTCACTACTGAGTTGTCCGTTATAAAGTCGACGGGATTGAAAAAGTCCCGTCGGTTTCTCGGAGAAGAGATATGGCGAAAACACCCGCTTGGCAGCGATCAGAAGGCAAAAGCAAATCTGGTGGCCTTAATGCCAAAGGTAGGGCGTCCGCCAAGGCTGAAGGTCACAACCTGAAGCCGCCGGTTTCTAAAGAGCAGGCAGCCAAAAGCGATAAATCCGCTTCGCGTCGCTCTTCATTTTGCGCTAGAATGACTGGGGCTAAAAAGAAATTAACAGGCGCTGCCGCAGCAGCTGACCCAAATAGCCGAATAAATAAAGCGTTGAGAAAGTGGGATTGCTGATGAGCAAGCCATTTTGGGAAAAAGATGCACCTAAAGATGCAAAGAGCAAAGCTCTTAGCGCAAAGGGTGTTAAGGTGGCCAAGGCTAAAGCACGGGCCGCAGGGCGCCCTTATCCAAATTTAGTAGATAACGTGGCTGCTGCTAGAGCCGGCCATACAAAAGGAAAACGATAATGCAGCCTATTACCGTTACTGTTGGCCCTCTTGCTTCTGCCTCTGCAAATAATATTGCTTTAAGTCAGACGACAGCCGGTGCGGCGAATCTTACCTTAAATGGCTCTCTTGTATCAGGCGGCGTTGCTACTCTTGATAAGCCGCGCCAGATTTTAATTACGAATGTCGGTAATGATAGCGCAGTCACATTTACCGTTTACGGCACTTGGTTTAATGGGCAGACGATTTCTGAAACTGTCCAAGGCACAAGCGGCAGTTCAGTTGCAACAACATTGGACTTTTCAACTGTTACGCGCGTTGCAACAAGCGCCGCGACAAGCGTGAGTGGCGTTACCGTAGGCACAAATGGCGTTGCTGGATCTCGCTGGGTTCGCTTTGATGACTTCGCTCCTGGTCAAATCACTGTTCAAGGTGATGTGACAGGCACTGTAAATTATAGTGTGCAGACGACGTTGGAAGATCCAAATGATCCTTTCAATCCTGTTGCGATTGGATCTGTGACTTGGCTTGATGCATTGGATGCAAATCTTGTTTCAGAATCAACGGCAAAATCTGGTTATATTGCTTACGCGCCAGCATATGCGCGCGTCTTGCTGAATAGCGGATCTGGTTCTGCTTCTGTAATCTTCTTACAATCAAGCAATGGCCCAATCTAATTTGCCGGATAAGGAGACCGCATGGCTACGTCCGGCACATATACCTTCAACCCATCGCTGGGCGAGCTTACGGTTTATGCTTATCAGCTGATTGGCGTTCGCCCGACTGCTCTTTTGCAAGAGCATATGGATGCCGCTCGCACAGCGACAAACATGATGTTTACGCGTTGGAGCAATCAAGGCGTAAATCTTTGGCAAGTTGATCTTACTACCGTTCCGCTTGTTGCTGGAACATCGTTTTATTCAGTAGATGCAAGTAATGTTGTTATATTGGACGCATATATTTCATATGGATCTCCAGCGATTGATCGTATTATTCTGCCAATTAGTAGAACTGAATATGCATCTTATCCAAATAAAACGCAGCAAGGTTTCCCAACTACTTTCTGGTTTGATAGAACGTTAAACCCTGGTCTTTATTTGTGGCCAGTGCCAGACGGGACGCAAACATCGCTAAAATATTACTCTGTTTTGCGTCTTCAAGACGCCAATATGAACGGCAATGAAGAAGTCGATGTGCCGCCAATTTGGCTTGAAGCAATGGTTTACGGGCTTGCTGAACGCCTTGCAATGATATGGGCGCCAGATAAGGTCGCCATTATGAAGCCAATGGCTGATGAAGCTTATCAAATTGCCGCATCGCAGAATATCGAGACGGCACAGCAATACATCTCACCTCAAATTAGTGGTTATTTTAGATGAGGCCACACGGTCGCGCCAAAGTCAGTTCGCGTAATCCGCGAGCATTTGGTATCTGCGATCGATGCGGATTTCTATATAATCATGTCAATTTACAGTGGCAGTTTGATTGGGCTGGCGCTTCTCTAATCAATAAACGTATTTTAGTTTGTGATGAGTGCAATGATGTGCCTCAATCACAGTTGCGCGCTATTGTCGTTCCGGCAGATCCAGTGCCAATTCTGAATCCACGCATCCAAGACTATAATACGGCTGAATCTGACTATCGTATTACGCAAGGCAATACGACCAATACGCAGACAGGCATACCTGTTCCTGGCGGCGATACGCGTATTACACAAAACAGCAATACGCGCGTGACGCAGCAAGTTGGCGGAACAAGAGCCGATCGCAGTCAGCAACCAGGTCTTGATCAAAATGCTGTTATGCCTCTTCAAGGAACAACTGCATATTATGTAACATTGCCGCTTGTTTCTGTTAGTTCCAATGGCGCAGGTCTAGCGACTGTTACTTGTTCTTCCGCTCATGGCCTTGCAACTGGAGATCAAATCTCTGTTGAAGGCTTATCAACGGCGACCGCAAATGGCTTTTATACTGTCACGGTTACGACAGCTACAGCTTTCACATACCAATTAAATCCTGTATTATCGGCGGGATCTTTACTGACCGGAACGACTAAGATGGTTACGACGAATGTCGGCCTTCCATACGATACCGATCAGATACCGCAGACGGGGCCGCTATAAATGTCGAATATCCAAATCCCCAATTTGCCAGCTGCGGTTGCTTTAAATGGCACTGAACAACTTGAAGCGGTTCAGTCTGGCACATCAGTTCGCGTTACATCTGCCCAACTTGCTGGATTAGGCGTCACCGGACCAACGGGATATACGGGACCCGCAGGCCCCACGGGCCCCACGGGCTATACGGGCCCAACGGGCTATACGGGCGCGGCTTCCACTGTTACTGGGCCAACTGGCTACACGGGTCCTACGGGACCTACCGGCGCGACTGGCGCAGCCTCGACTGTTACAGGCCCAACGGGCGCTACAGGAGCCACGGGCGCAGCAGGAGCCACGGGCGCTACAGGAGCCACAGGAGCCACGGGAAGCGTTGGCGCAACGGGACCCACGGGCGAGACGGGCGCTACAGGACCTACGGGAGCACAGGGCGCAGGCGGCGGTCTTGGACCTACGGGATACACGGGACCCACGGGAGCCACGGGACCTACGGGAGCGACTTCAACAGTTCCAGGCCCCACGGGCGCTACTGGACCAGCTGGCGCTGGTATTACCTATAAAGGCACGGTCGCGAATGCTGCCGCGCTACCGGGTTATCCAAGCTCATACACTGGCGCAATTGGTGACGCTTATGTCACGCTTGACAATCAGCATCTCTGGGTCTGGGACGGCACAACGTGGGTAGATAACGGCGCAATCGCCACGATTACAGGACCCACTGGCGCAACAGGCGCAACTGGATCTACAGGCGCTACGGGCGCAACGGGAGCTACCGGAGCCGCTTCTACGGTCACGGGGCCTACGGGAGCCACGGGTTCTACGGGCGCGACCGGGGCAACTGGCGCTACGGGCGCTACAGGTTTATCAATTACAGGACCCACGGGCGACACGGGCGCTACGGGGCCAACTGGCGCTACAGGTGCGACGGGGCCCACGGGGGCCAGCGGAACGTCTGTTGGTCTCGCGCTATTCCTTGACGGTCCGACGGCCACTGGGCCGCAAGCGGATGACTTGCTTGTTATTCCTAATACCGGCGCGCAAACAATTCTTTCTAGATCAACCAGCACTGGTGTTGGCGTTCTTCTTGGTTCATTTGTTACAGCTGCTGGCGTTCCAAATAATACATCATTCATTGGCGGTTTGTGGACGCTTGATGCGTGGATGTCAGGAAGCACCACTACGTTTAGATTTTGGACTGAAGTGCAGGAAGTCGCTTCTGACGGCGTGACTGTATTGCAAACGCTTGCAACTGGCAGTTATGCGTCAGGAACTCCTGTTACTTCCATTCCTGCCG